CCTCGTGATTTTCAAGGACTTTATAAAAAACACAATTTTGTTTTCTTTAATAATTTTAATTTACATAATAATGATTGGTTAATTTTAGCCAGGACAAAATATCATTTAGATAACGTAGAAAAAGAATTAAAAAAAACAGGAGTCTTTTATTCTCGTTATGATAAAAAATCTATTTCTGATCGACTATTAAATGCGATTATTTCATGGACTGATATTTCAAGAGGAAAATCAGTGTCTCTAAAATCAGTAAAAGATATGTATAGCTACATGAAAGTAGACGAAGATGTTGCGCACGGGTTTAAAACAATGCCTAGAGCATCAGATACAGCGCAATACACCTATGAAGATTTAAAAAATAACTATGGATTACTCGCAAAAAAAGATATGATATGGCGAGAATCAATGTCTGACATATCAGACAGTAAAGCACAGTACGTAAAAAAAATGTTGGAGAATAAACAAAACTTAAAAAAAGATCCTGATGTACGCCTCTCTACTATACATGCTTCAAAAGGTGGGCAAGCATCAAACGTGTTGTTATTTTCTGACACGTCTTCAAAAGCAGACGAAGCTTACAGACGAAATAAAAGTGATGAAAGAAGAGTTTTTTATGTAGGAATGACAAGAGCAAAAGAACAACTGCACGTAGTTCGTTCAGAAACAATGTATGAGTTTGGAGAATTGTTTTGGAGTTAAAAGAATTTAAAAAACATACAAGAACAACTCTGCGCGGTGTTCAAGAATGCCTATATAAACTGCCCCAACTTAAACGCCCTGATGTTGAGCGCTATCTAAAACTGGCGGTATTAGATTTGCAACTTGTGCTTAATGAGATACGAGCGTTGGAAAGTAAATATGGCGAAGAAAAAAAGAAGTAAAAGCACTTTACAAATTCCATTTCCGGAATTTAATTTTAAAAGAGAATTAGATTGGGCTCCTCCAGAAACTCTGCCTGATTTGTCTGACGCAAAAGAAATAGCGATAGATTTAGAAACTAAAGACAATGGGTTAGGTACAGGCGTTGGTCCTGGTTGGGCTACTAAAAATGGATACCCAATAGGTATAGCCGTAGCCGTTGAAGGATGGAAAGGGTATTTTCCTATTGCTCATGAAGGTGGCGGTAACATGGATAAGAATTTAGTTCTTCGTTACATGAAAGAAATTTTAAAACTACCTTGCGATAAAGTTTTTCACAATGCTATTTATGATGTTGGTTGGATGCATGCTTTAGATTTGCAAGTAAATGGTCGTATCATAGACACATTGATTGCCGCTCCATTAGTTGATGAAAACAGATATCGTTACACTCTTGATGATTTAGGAAAAGAATATGTTGGAGAAAAAAAATCACAACATGATTTATACGAGGCCGCAAAAGAATGGGGTGTAAATCCAAAAACAGAAATGTGGAGACTTCCTCCAATGTACGTTGGCCCTTATGCTGAACAAGATGCGGCTCTGACGTTGAAACTATGGGGCGCTTTAAAAACAAAAATTATACAAGATGATTTATTAGATGTTTTTAAATTGGAGTCTGACTTATTCCCTGTATTATTTGAAATGAAAAAACAAGGAGTACGCATTGACTTGGATAAAGCTGAAGCTACAAAAAAAGATTTGTATAAACAAGAGCAAGGAATTCTTAAAAAGATTCATGACATCTCTGGCATGCATGTTGATATATGGGCAGCAGCTTCTGTTGCAAAAGCTTTTGATGCTCAAGGAATTGAGTATGATAAAACTGAAAAAACAAAACAAGCAAAATTGGATAAAGAGTTTTTGGTATCTCATCCTAGTGATTTGGCTAGGTTGGTTGTTAGGGCTCGTGAGATTAATAAAGCGAGAACCACCTTCATCGATAGTATACTCAAGCATTCGCACAGAGGGAGGATTTTCGCTGAGGTTAACCAAATGCGTAACGAACAAGGAGGAACTATATCAGGACGTCTTTCCATGCAGAACCCAAACTTACAACAAATCCCGGCAAGAGACGAAGAAATAGGTCCATTAATTAGAAGTTTATTTATTCCTGAAGAAGGAACGACGTGGGGTTGTTTTGATTATTCGCAACAGGAACCGCGATTGTTAGTTCATTATGCATCTGTCTTAAAACAAGAAGGTTCTGAAACATTAGTAAATGGATACCGTGAGGGTGACATAGACTTTCATCAAGTGGTTGCAGATATGGCGGGCATAAAACGTAAGCAAGCTAAAACAATTAATCTTGGTATGATGTATGGTATGGGTAAAGCAAAACTAGCTGATCAATTAAATTTAAGTTTAAGGGAGGCGGAAGAACTCTTTACTAAATATCATTCTAATGTTCCTTTTGTTCGAGCAATTAGTAAACGGGCAATGAAACTAGCGGGGGACAGAGGATATATTAGAACGTTAAAAGGTCGTAAGTGTCGTTTTGATTTATGGGAACCTTTAGAATTCGGTGCGGGCTTGCCTTTACCAAGAAATGAAGCCGCCGCTAAGTATGGTGGATTTAGTCAGTTAAAAAGAGGTTGGACATACAAAGCGTTAAACAGATTAATACAAGGAGGTTCAGCTGATCAAACAAAACAAGCAATGGTGTCTTTGTATGATGAAGGATTTTTACCTATGATACAAGTTCATGATGAAGTTGATATTTCTGTAGAGAATGAAAAACAAGCAGAAAAGATAAAAGAAATCATGCAAACATGCGTGGAATTAAATGTTCCTAGTGTAGTTGATTATGAAAAAGGTGCATCGTGGGGCGAGATCAAATAGTAGATAAACGTTGCACGCGTTGTAATACGTATAAACGTTTGGAAGAGTTTGATAGAAAAAAAGAAAACAAAACAAATGGTCGTAAGTCTTGGTGTAAAGTTTGTGCAAGCAGACACAACAAAACGCGTTGGACTAATGGAAAAGGTGACAAAGATAAAGCTACCATAAGTGCAGATCCACGTAAGTTTTTTAATCATTGGTTAAAAGATGTGCAAAATCCTAAAAGTAAAAATAGGCATCCCGTTGATCCTAGTCTAACCGTTGACGATTTATTAAATCTATTTGAAAAACAAGATTATAGATGTGCTAAAACAGGAGTGTTGCTTACACATCTAAAAGGGCAAAGAAAAGTCAACACTAACGTATCTATTGACAGGATTGATAACAATTTAAAATTATATACTTTAAGTAATATTCAACTAGTTTGTTATAGATATAACCTTATGAAGGGCGATATGACGGAAAAAGAACTTGATAAGTGGTGTAGAATAATTCTATTCTCTCCAGATGATTAAAACTTTTATATTGGTAGTAAGCTTATGGGGCTACAATGGTAGCGCTTGGGTGTACACCGGTAATCAAATGGTGCTTAAAGAACCAATGCCTAAAGAACAATGTGAAACAATTGCTAGTAATTGGCAAAAGTTTGAAATGAATAAATATTTTCGTTTTTCTATTGAGTGTATAGAAGATATTAGAAAAGAAACTTAATCAATAGCTTGGTCTATTTTGTCATTAATAGCTACAACATTCGCTTCAATGACCGAGAGCCGTGCATCGATACGCAACATATCTAAATCTTTTATCTTACTTTCATTAGCAAAAACTCTATTCACTAACATTCCGTAACTATAGATTACAGTTACACCTGCGATTAGTATTGCAGTAATATTAATTTTAGATCTCATACATTATGCCTGCGTTATTTGGATCTAAACTAAGTGTAAGACTGCCTGGCAAATTAAACGGCGTTTCTGTTGTGTATCTTAATGACTTGTTGCCTATGTCTACATCTAATCCTTTATTATCATCAAGCTTTCTAAACCCTTGAACAATTGGATTGTCATCTAAACCAAAAGCGCCAATCCCGTCTTGAAAATTACCAAATAGGTTTCCTAAATTAAGATTATTTGATTGATTTGGTGAAACAGCTCCTTGATCAATAAGAAGACCCAACCCATCATTTAAACTACCGGCGTTTATGAGTCTATATTCACCACTATTAACAGCATCTTCTACATTTGAAGCAACATTGAAATCACCCTCATTTGAGAAAATACCAGAGCCCTCAGCTGCTGCCATGTTTTGCTCATCTAATGGATATCTTAACGCTGGCATGATACCATCTCCGCTATATGGAATGGGTTTATCTTCCATACCAAACATTTTCTTTATTGCTTGTACAGCGAATGGTCCTTGTTGCGCTGCTGTTTCTACAGGATACATTCTTTTCATTTCTCCTGGAAACTGATTTTGAAGTCTCTTGGTAGGGTTTAAAAAATCTCTGTCTATAACGCTTTGACGTAACTCGCCTCCTTTTGTCGTAAGAACAGGACCGCCTGAACTTGTTCTTATATTTCCTTGTACTGTTAGTTCGTCATCGCCCCCAAAAACCTGTTGTTTAACAGTGTTCATAGCAAGATCTTTAACAAACTTTTTTTGTCTTGATCTTAAATCTTTTGCCTGATCTGTATCACCGCTTGCAATAGCTTTGTTAATTCTTCTATCTAAACTACCAATACTTTGCTTAAGATTATCAGTCTTCTGTTGATAAGACTTACCATAACCTCCACCAGTTTTTGCTAAATAATCACCTCTTGCCATTATAATATCCCTTTACCACTTTTACCAAATTTCGTTGGAACATCAAGCGCCTTATATAATTCCTCACGAACTTGAGGGTTTGTTCCAAATATTGGAACTGATTTTACTAGTTCTCTTATTAGCTTTTCTTTTTCCCCATCCGTCATTAAATCTCTTACGCCTTCTAAATAACTAATTAATCGGTGAACTATAGGGCCCATTAAGGCTTCTACTGGTCCGGATCCATACTTTTCTGCTCTAGCAGAGTCTAATAACAATTGTATTGGACCAAGAAAACCTGTTCTTTCCACCGCTCTAAATATATATTCTAGATCATCTTCGTTTTTTCGACGTGGATTTCCTTTTGCTCCATACTGTATTGCTTCACGTAGTTCATTACCAAGAGCAGCGGCTATAACCATAATTGCTCCAACAGCAAAGTACCGTGATCCGTTTTTCATGCCATTGTAAAAACCACTTTGAAAAGTATCTCTAATCCATCTTTTTAATACGGTGTTAGAAAATGTTATTTGAAATCCTTTTAATTGTCCGAGAATAGCTAAATGAGGATCAGACATCCACATAGGTCGTTGCGTTGCACGCGGATTCATTACTACTTCATTGACATATCTAACTCCACCAAGACGAACTTGATTTTGAAAAAAATCTGTAGCTTGATAGGCTTCTTTGTTACCGCTTTTATATATATCACTATTAACAAAACTAACGGCATCGTTTGGATCAACACCAAGTTCTCTTAACTGTTCTGTTTTATTTTTAAATCTACCTGTTTGTGGTAGATCTTCTACACGTGCCACTCCTCTTTTTTGCATGTTGCGTGCAAGAAATTGAGCATTACCAAAAATTAATCCTTGCGATGCTTGATAAGCAAGAGATCTATTAAACCTTGTAAATTGTGATAAAAAATTTAATCGAAAAAACTTTTCTGTTATTTTATTTGTATCCTGTCCTCCGCCGAATGCATCTGTTTGTCGTTCGATAACAGAGGCTTCCAATCCAAGACCAATGTTAGCGATTGCTTGATCTACTTCATCACGTGGATATCTAGGAAACACACTACGTATCGCACCTTTTAATCCACTAACAATAGACTTTGCAATTGCTTTAGGTCCCGCGCCTCCTCTACCAAGAACCAAGAAAGGTTCACTAAAAGAAGATATAGTTGCAAATGGTAACGTTAAAACATACCCGTAAGTAATTAAAGCAGAGTTAAGTTTTCTAAAAAAACTACTTTGAATAGGTCTATATTGTTTTTGTAAGGCTTTACCAACATCAATCATTCGTTGTTTTTCTGCTTCTGTCATTGGAACACCAGCGTCTCTTGTTTCAGCGGCTATGTTTGCTAAAGCCGCATCCATAAGCTCTCCTTCTTTTCCAAAAGTTTTTGCATACTCAACACGACGAATAACAGCGTCTCTATATCGATGCGCTGTGTCGATAACATTTGCATTAATAAAAGGAGCTAGTTTTTCAGTAGGTATATCTTTTAATTCTCTTTTCTTTTCTATTGGCCCTGCTTTTACAGTAGGTTGCTGTCCAATGTTTGCATCTTTTAAAGCAATAGTAAAACCTTTATTGTCTACAATATTATCTCTAATATTTACAGCGGCCTCTCTGCTAAAACCTTCGCTCTGAAGCATTTGAATAAACTGTTCATTAAATTTAGGATTGTTTTGTAGTTTTTGATATTGATACATTGTTGGGTAGTATCCTTGAACATATCCTGGATCAAAACCTACTTTCTGTCCTTTAAACGTTCCTCCTTTTCCATCATTAATATCCAAAACATATTCTGCTTCTCTAGCATATTTAATTATATCATCATAAAATTTACGCAGTTGTAAAGCAGCTTTTCTTACTTTTGGATTAGAAACAGTGGCTTCATTTATTATTGGTTGATTAACAGCTAACAAAAGCTCCCTGTTTGTTTGTGCCGTAATAGCACCCGTGAAAGGAAAACGAACTGATTTTGAAACAATATCAATTGCTTTTTGTAAAGGAACACTAAACTTACCTGCATTTAAAAATATACGTTCATCAATTGTAGCGCCCTGTACTTCTTCTTTAGAGATACGTGTTTTTTCTCTTCCTTTAGCACCTTCAAATGCTGCCCCTCCATCATAATAAGCCATTTGCTGTCTTACTTTTTTTGCTGTTTCAGATCTCATTGCTAAATCATCAAGAGCAGATACAGACTTTCCAACAGTCTTATCAAGAACTTGATCTTTAAACTCACCTAAACCTTTTTTAAATTTATATAATCTAGAAGTAGGAACAGGTTCTGTGCCAAGAACATCAATCTCATTTCCTTCTTCGTCTTTAATTGTTTTAAAATATCGTACTTGCGCGGGCCCTCTTCCGTAATAGTTAGAAGAAAAAGGTTTACCTCCCAATTCATACACACGGCGAACCGTGTCCCGTGCTGGTTTATCCACGTATAAATTTATTTCTGCATCTCTTACTCTTAAGAAATCTTGTTCATTTTTTATATTTTGTTGTTCTTCCGGCGTTGCTAATTTTTTAAATGTTTTATAATCAGGGTATTTAATAGCGGTTCCTGAGTTATCGGGGAAGTTACGAAGACCAGAATCTCCGGCTCTATCTAATATAGGACCTACAGTGCTTGTGATAGCCGAATAAACACCACCACCAAACATACCTTGAATACCTGCATTAATAACATCACTTTTAAATTTTTCTCCAGATACTTTACCCCCTGTTACTTTTTCTGCATCTTTAATAAATAATGCTTCTTGTGCACCTTCTGTAGCTCCCTCTAAAGCTACTGCGGTAGCCATGTTACCTCCTACTTTAAGAACTGTGTCAAAAGCTTTTGACGCTACGTTTTTATCAACGTCAAATGTTTTAGCTATTTCGTCAACGGCTTTTGTTTTACCTATTCTTTTTAAAGCTGGTTCAAGAGGTCTTAGAATAGGGACAATACTTACAACGTCAAAAGCACCTGCAACTAAACCTGTCTTAAGAGCCTGTACAGGATCAGAAAAATCTTCATTGTTTGCTAACTCTTTTTGTTTACGAACAGCTTCACCTGTGTTTACAAAAGAAGAAGGTAAAAATCCACCAAGAAGAGTTAACGCTGTCCTGCCAGCAAAAGTTGCTGGTGTAAGACCGGCTAATGCAAAAGCAACTCGTGTTGCTAAGGCGCCCGTTGTTCCTGGAATTAAAGAGGGTAAAGCCTGACCAATCATATTAGCAACCCAAGGTCCTATATCTTCCGCGTCAGTTACGTCTTCTATGCGAGAAACTTTAGCATTTCCCACATTAGCTGCTTCAATTCTATTTTTCATTGATACGGAGTCCCCGTATTGTTCTATGTCATCGCTGCCGAACAACTGACCCATAACACTAATTGCATCACCGGTAACTGCTTGAAGATTATTAAAACTTCTTTTGACACCTTTACTAAACTCGTTTCCTGGTTCATCGGAAGGTATTATATCGCTCGATATACCTATAGATGAAAGAAAATCGTCATCAAATCCTGTGTTTAAATCTATTCCTGAAAGAAGATTATCTTCTGTTTGAGAAGTTGCTCCAGGAAGTTCTACACCTATCTCTGAAAGAAAATCTTCAGCCATTTATAGTATCCCAGAAAAATCTGCCTTTATTCCTTTTTTCTCAAGCTCTGCTTTTATTCTAGCTACAGCAGCTTCTTTACTTAAACTAAATTTACTCATGGCCGCACTAACTATAGCGTCTGTTATTGGAAGAGTAGCTCCTTTAAACCCTGTTATTTGATCTTTGCCTGTGTCTTTAAAACCAAACCACGCAGTAATATCTTGAAGCTCTGGAACTAATGTTTTGTCTACTTCATTAATTGCTTCTAAAGCTAACATGTCACCATCCGGTACTGTCTCACCCGCATTGTAATACCCGTTTGCTAAAGATTGCATTTTATTTCTAACTGCCGTTATGTATCTCGCATCTAAACTATCTAAGTTTTCAGTGGTTAAATTATCAGGGTCTATGGATCTGTTAAAGTTTGTGCTGAGTGTGCTTAATATAGTACCATTTAACAAATCTTTATCTCCTAAATCGTATTTAGTTTGTTTGGTAATTTTATTACCTGCTTTTATTTCTTCTTTTAATAAATCCATTTTTCCTGAGAGAAGAACTTTAAATATCTCACCACGTAATTTTTGTTGCGCTGCTTTTGTTTTGTAACGTTCGTTAATTTCATTTTTAACATATTGTCCTGCAGTTTGAATTGCTGCATCAAGAGGTTTGCCTGGAGTTTGCGCTAGTTGTAATCCGTAGTAAATCATTTTAAGAGCATCCGAGTCGGGGTTTTCAACAGCGCCTAAATTGTATCCTGATTCTTTTAAAGCATTTCCAATGATCTCACTAAATCCTGAAGACATACTTTCACTGACTACTGCTTTACCCGCACCGTCTGATGTTGCGCCCGCTTCTCCAGTTGCTTCTGCAACTGCCGCCGCATCACTAGCTACTGCATCATCTGTTGATATAGTACCAGTAACGTTTTCTTTATTTTCTGAAGCAACAATTTCTTTTTGTTCTTCTTCAACTTTTGAATTAACCTTTTCACCTAATATACGAAGCTGATCATTTTTTTCATTCATCAACTTTTGAAATTCTTCTTTTGATATTTCATTGTTTTGATATCGTTGTAAAATAGTATCCATTTCAGTTTTAATTTTATCTGCATCTGATATTACTTTTTGTTTTTCTGTAAGGCTTGTGTTCTTTACATTGTTCACTGAGTCTTTGACAAAATTTATACTGTTATCAAGAGCGTCTTTTGTTCCAACTAAAAAATTACTCATAGTAGGATTTTGAGAATATTTATCATAGAGCTTTTGATCTGCTTCACTTAATGACTGATAATTAGAACCTAAAATTCTTTTTATATTTTCTACCTCGTCGCCGGCTGCTTTTGTTTTAGTATTAATATCATTTATCATCTTCTGCCATTGAGCGAGCGGATTTCGTATGTTTCCTTTTTCGTCTTTATCGATAGAGTCTACTACGCCCTCTACAAGAAATTTACCCAACTCTCCTTCTTTAGACGCTTGTGCAAAACCAGAATCTGCAAGAGAATCAATTTTAAACGGTGTTGCGCCTGGTCTGATATCAACTCCTGTTATCGTGTTAAAAGCATCATAAAAATCATTAACAGAATCTTCAGAGGGAGCCATATTTGCAATTACTCCTCTTGTAAAATCAACTGCTTCTTCAAGAGTTTCTCCTCCTACTTTTGCTGCTGTATTTAATGTTATTAAAGCACCATCTATTAATTTTTTATTCGTGCTTTTTACACCTTCAGCAAAAGCTTCGGCTCCCGCTTCTGTGTTAAGAGAATCAAATACATCTACAATAGCTTGAGAATCTTCTTGTATTTTTTCATCAATTGTTTTCCCGTCATCCATAAGACTCGGTGTTCCCATAATTAATGATGCAAAATTAGGAGTTTTAACCTCTGATTTTTCTTCTACTGTGCCACCTTCTGTTGTCACTGTTTCAGGAGATCCTTCAATTGCTGCAATGCCATCTTCTGAACCTTCTGAACCTTCTGTTACTTCTGCTCCTTCTCTTAAAAGAGAATCAATAACAGGTTGTTGTCTTTGACTAGGATCAGATGCCGCTGCTGCCATAATACCTGCAATCTGTTCCTGTGTTCCTTGATCAATTATAGATTGATATGCGTTGCCTTCAGGAACATTGTCTCCCGTAAATCCCATAGATTGAACTCCTGGAAAACCTGTTTGATCTGCAATACCTAATATGCCTTCTTTATTATCGGGATAGAACATAAACTTTAGAGGATCGCCGCCATCTTCTCCTGGAAAGAAACCTTTTTCATTCATTAATTTAGTTGCTTCAATCGCTCTTAAAAAACTCTCTGTATCTGTAGGTTGTCCAGATTGATCAAAACCACCTTGATAGAAATTCATTATCTGTTCTATAGTAGGAACGTACACACCAGATTGTGCCTTAATAGGCTGTTGAAACATTTTTCTGTTAAGAGGATTGTTTGGTCTTACTGCTCCACCGTCTGCCATCTTACGAGTTTTATAAAAAGACTCTACTTCATCAACAAATTTTATTAACTCTTCCTGATATGTTGTATCGTTTTGATCTGCTTTTCGTTGTATAAATTCAATTAGTTTTGGATCGTCGTAAGAAAACTCACCTTGGCCAAATGTTTTACCTTCTTCTTTTGGATTTATTGTTGATATTATTCCTGTCATACTAACCAAACAACCTACTTAATCCCAATGCACCAATACCAAGACCAGCGATTTGAGATAATGGATTTACAGGAGGCGCTTGATCACCATAAGTAATACTAGAATAACTAGAAGGCTGACCTGTAAGTATATCGCTAGCAAAACCAAGTCTAGTGAATGGTTCCATTTCTTGTTGCTCTGCAGTTTTTCTTGCAGCATCAAGACCCGCTTGAGAAATTTGTTGTTGTAGTCCACCAATACCAAGAAGAGAACTAGCATCTGTTAATCCCGCGCGTTGAAAATCTAATCCAAGACCCGCTTGTCCAGCGCCTAGTGTACCTAATCCTTGACCTAGTTGCCCGAACCGTGAACCGATAGCCCCGAGACCTTGTCCGGCCATTAGTTGTCGTTGCTTATCTCTTTGAGCGTTTGCTAAAGCTTGATTGAAACCTGATTGTTGCGCTTGACCAATTTGTCGTAAAGTTCCTTCATCTATGCCTGCTTCAACAACACCTAAACGTGAACCGCCAAACGCGCCCGCTTGTTGCGCTTTTGAAGCTGCTTGTGTTTTCATGATGTCACCTTGTCTTTTTATTTCATCAGTGACCGCTGCTTGATATGGATTAAAATACTGACTTATATCTTGCCCTGTAATTCCTGTAGCGCCCTGACCCAACATCTGTGCACCTTGTGCAAAAAAAGGAGTTCCAGCTAACGCCGCACCGACACCACTTTGTAATGTTCCCTGTGCTTGTTGTAAGAAAGGAGCAAAGCCTCCCAATCCTTGACGTGTTCTTTGAAAAGCATCTATCTGATCTTGGTTTAGTCCAGCAATGCTGTATTGTGGTACTTGTCTAGAAACACCCGCTCTACCAAAACGACGTAAATTAAAATCTTCTAAGCCCTCAGTAAACTCTCCTGTATTAGGGTCTTTTCTTCTCTCTGCGTTTGGATCACCAAATACACTTGCAAGAAGCTGTTCACTTCTCTCTTCTATATAGGGTGCTTGTCTTACGAATGTCTCAGCCATTATGCGTTACCTCTTGATTGCGGTGACAGTTTACCACCTTTTTCTAAATAATCCATCATTTCATACATAGGCTTCGCACCTCCTGCATTTTTCACAGCCTTTGCTGTAACGACAAATTCACCATTGCTTAAGTATGCGGGTATACTATCACTTGTTCCTGTTCCAGGACCGTTTAACATTCCTTGAGCTCTTGGTGCGTTTTCAGGAAAACCACCTTTAGCCAACATAGCAATACCTTCCATTTTCTTTAATCCATTAACAGGTTCGTTCACCATACCACCTTGAGCAACTTGTAAAGGATTAACAATGTTTGATCCAGCAAAATACGAAGGAGCAAAATTAAGTGATGCTAGTTGTCCAAAATCTCCTGGATAAACATTTGTATCTACATATTCTTCTTCATCTTCTCCGCCCATGAATGCATTGAAAAGTTGCGGTGCTTGCTGTGCTAACATAAGACCAGCTAACACTCTTGATTTGCTATATCCTTTTGTCGGATCGCCCCCTTCTCTAAAAAGATTTGACACTGTTTCAAAAATTCCTTTTTTTGTTTCTGGTGTGTTGATTACTTTTCCTGCCGTTTGTCCTAGTTCTGCAGCATTTGAACCGTCAAAAACTTGTTGACTTGTATTTGTAAATTGAGGTGCTGCTCCTTTAAACAACGTACCTAAACCACCTTCTTGAATACCTTTAAATATAGAACTTCCTAAAGATCTACCACCCGCTTGATTTCCTAAATTAAATGCTTGCGTTCCTTTACCAAGTCCCGCTAATCCTCCAGCCATAATACCTGACATTAACGCTTGCCTTGGATCTTGTCCTCCTATCAAACCACCCGCTGTTCCTGCCGCTCCTACTAATAAAGGACCCGCACCAGGAATAAACGACGCTGCAATAGGTAAAAGAACAGGCGCTGCTTTTTTTATTTTTTTAAATAACTTTTTAAGAAAGAATTCTGGTTGACCTGTGACTGGATTAATTGAGTTAAGATTACTACCAACAATATACTCAGCCGGATTAATACCGAGTTTTGCCATAGAGGAAAACACTTGATCTCGAAGTTCTGGGTTTTTATCAAAAACCTCCATCGGAATGATGGTTTCACCTGTTGCTACATGAGCAATAGTGTCATCTTCAAAACGTCCTAATTCGCGTAAAGCTCCGACAGCGTCTTGAAAATTAGCCAATCCGCCTTGTTGTAGTTTCAATTTTTTCATTAATCTCCTAATAGTGCATCTTATAAATGTAGCAAGAAGGCGAAACTTGAAACTTAAGCCAATTTAATCCTATATTTATAGGCAAATAATTGCTATATGACAATAGATATTTATGCAAAGAAAGGGAAAGCATGGCTAAAAAGAAACAAGAAGCAGAACAAGTCTTACAGTTTGATACAATAAGACCTTTTGGTCCTACAATAATGAGAGGCAGAATGCCTGACTTCATTACTAAAATGCTTGATGATAAAGCAACAGAGATGTTGACTGATAAGAAATTATCTAAAGAGTTTGATCATTCAGGTAACTTAGCAGGTAATGTTAAACAAGAAGTTCGTTTTCCACAAGACTGGATGAACACCGAAGAGTTTATGCCGATGGTACAACTAATGGGTGAGATGGTTAAGAATTATATTTCTATACCACCAGCAAGTGAAACAATTAGACCAGAGTTTGTAGGTAAGATGGTCATTGAATCTATGTGGTCCGTGAGCCAGTGGGCGGGAGACTTTAATCCTTTTCATATACATGAAGGTCAACTGTCTGGTGTATGTTATTTACGAGTACCAAAAAGTTTACCAGAAGAGTATGCAAAAGAAGATCACTATCCAACAGTAGGAGATATATGTTGGTTCAATGGTCAAGCTGCTACGTTCAGTGGGCATAAACATCAAGAGTCACCAAAGGTTGGTGATATATTTTTGTTTCCAAATTGGTTAGCACACGGCGTATATCCATTTAGAACACCAAATGAAGAGAGAAGATCAGTATCTTTTAACTTACATTTAATTAAAAAAGACGAACCACAACCTTTAGATAACTAATGCAGCCAAAAGAAGTTTCTGTCAGTCATGTCTACGCAGAATCATACTTGGATTTAAATGAAAATTATCTTGCACAATTAAAAGCGTCTATTGAATTAATGAGAAGAGGAAACATAAATGGGGAAGCTGTATCTAATTTTGAATTTGGATGGCAATCTAATACACTTCCACACTCTGGTCCTTTTGAAGAGTTAACTAAAAAAATAACGGAAAAAGCTTTTATCTTTTGTAAAAACTTAAAAGATTTTAATTTTAGCAAGGTAGAGATAACTGCTTTATGGGCTAATATTAATTATAAAGGTGATATTAATTGGCCACACAAACATCAAGGAGACTTGGCAGGGGTAGTTTATTTAGATACTCACGATAATTGTGGAAATTTAATGTTAGATTCATTTAATTATAATCAACATTGTAAAATATCTTCCTATCTTTTCAGCAAAGAAAAAGTATCTATAACACCTAAAAATAATAAAATTGTTTTATTTGACTCTAGTTGTATGCACTATGTCACGAGAAATTTGTCTGATAAAATAAGAATAAGTATGAGTTTTAATATTTCTATTCATGATTGATATAAATAAAATACCAATGGTCCGTGTTACGTGGCTCGATGCCCGTGATACAGAGACAGGTTGGCTTGATATAAAAGAAGTTATGGATGCTCCGTTGGCCGTGTGCCAAGAAGTAGGGTGGATGATACATAATGGTAAAGAAAAAATAATTATTATGCGTTCCTACAGTAAAGATAAAGAAGACATTACAGGGGGCGGTGCTATTGCTATCCCTAAAGGTTGGTTAAAGAAAATAGAATATTTAAAAGTAAGTTATAGTGAATCCTAAAATATTTATTGGAACTCCGTGTTATGGCAATATGTTAACAGCCGATTATTTTAAAAGCTGTTTACAGCTTACAGCTTTAGCGGCTAGTAAAAAAATAGAATTACAATTTGGAACTATTGGTAACGAGTCTTTGGTAACAAGGGCTCGTAATACATTGGTGCAGTTGTTTATGGATAATGAGGATTATACTCATCTTTTATTTATTGATGCTGATTTAGCTTTTAATCCCGAGTCTGTCTTTCGCATGTTAGATTTAGATGAGGATGTAGTTACAGGCGTGTATCCCCGTAAACAAATTAATTGGACCAAAGCTATTACAAAAGTAAAAGAAAAACCCAATATTAGTGAAGATGAACTGCACGCTTCTTCTTTAATGTATAATTTAAATGTTAAAGATCCAAAGCACGTTGTGGCCAAAAAAGGATTTATAGAAGTATTAGATGGTGCAACTGGTTTTATGTTAATAAAAAGAAACGTATTTAAAAAGATGGCGTTGGCATATCCTCATCTTAGATTTAAATCAGATCAACATTTAGGAGATCCTCATGATAAAACATTCGGATATCACGATAATTCTGATTGGAATTATGCTTTTTTTGACACAATGATAGAGCCAGATACAAAAAGATATTTATCGGAAGACTATGCTTTTTGTCGTTTATGGCAGAAAATAGATGGCAAAATATATGCTGATATTATTAGCGGTATGACTCACATGGGTAATTACTCATTCAAAGGCAACGTAGGCACTCAATTCTTGCCACAAAACAATAAATAATTTAGTATACTACGACATGAAATTAGTTGACTTAAAGTTCCAACCAGGCATTGACAAACAAGATACTGCTTACTCAGCAGGAGATCAACGTAAATATGTTGACTCAAATCTTGTACGTTTTCACTACGGAAAACCTGAAAGATGGAAAGGTTGGTCTTATTTGCCAGATCCAAATAAAACTGTTGTGGGCGTGGTCCGTGATACGCATAGCTGGATTGGTTTAGACGGAACAAGATACCTTGCTTTAGGAACTGATAGAAAATTATATTTATTCTCAGGTAGTGCTCTCTATGACATTACACCTATTAGAGAAACAGCAGCTTTAACAAATCCTTTTACAACAAATGGTACAACGACAGTTTCAGTAACTGACGCAAACCACGGGGCTATTGAAGGAGACTTTGTTACTTTTGATTCATTCTCTGCAATAGACGGATTAGATATGAACAACGAGTTTGAAGTTACAACGTACGTTGACGCAAACACTTACAAAGTAACACATACAAGCGCAGCTTCTGGATCTACTTCTGGTGGAGGAGGATCGGGTAATGCTAACTATCAAATAAATATTGGACCTACTGCTTCAACTTATGGTTATGGATGGGGCACGGACACTTGGAGTGCTGGTGCATGGGATGAACCAAGCACCTCTTCAGATGTTACTGTTGCTGCACGTACTTGGTCATTAGATAATTTTGGTGAAGATTTAATTGCTACAGTATTAAATGCTAGCACTTATATAAAAGATATTTCTGGTTCAATAGATGCAAGAGCAACGGCTTTATCTAATGCTCCTACTGCATCAAGGTTTAGTTTAGTCTCTACAGATACAAGACACTTAATGATATTTGGTACAGAAACCACTATTGGTAATACTGCAACGCAAGATGATTTATTGTTTAGATTTTCTGATCGAGAGGACGCTACAGATTATACACCAGTAGCAACAAACGAAGCTGGTTCTCTTCGTATATCGGATGGTTCAAGAATAGTAGGTGCTGTTAAATCATCTGGTCAAATATTGGTTTGGACAGATACATCACTTCATGGCGTTCAATTTGTTGGTACACCTTTTACTTTTGGTTTAAGACAACTTGGTGCTAACTGTGGTTTAATAGGGCAGCATGCTGCTATTGAAGTTAATGGTAGAGCATATTGGATGTCTGATAATTCTTTTTATATGTATGATGGTGTTGTCAAAAAAATGCCATGTTCCGTGCAGGATTATGTATTTGATGATCTTAGTTATACTAATAGAAATGACATTGCTTGTGGTATTAATACAGCCTTTAATGAAATTATTTGGTACTATCCTTCAGCAAGTGCTACTGCAATAGATAGAGGTGTTGCTTACAATTATTTAGAAAACACTTGGTATACTGTTAATCTTGGAAGAACAACATGGCTTGGTGCTTATGTATATGAAAATCCTATAGCTACAGAATACAGTGCAAGTTTAACAGCTAATGTATCAACTATACTAGGTTTAACTGCAGGTGCTTCTTATCTTTACGAACATGAGTCAGGCAATAACCAAGCAGACGGAACAGCTTTATCTGCTTTTTTAACAACTGGATCTGTTGAGATTGCCGATGGTGACGAGCTTATGTCGGTTAGTAGATTAGTTCCAGACTTTGATAATCTTGCTAATACAATGACTGCCACTTTAACATTAGAACAATACCCACAATCTGCAGCTAATGTCACTACAACAGGCAGTATTACTAGCACTACAGAAAAAATTGATGTAAGAGGCAGAGGCAGAGCGGTTAAAATTAAATATGAAACTAATACAGTTGATGATACAGCTTGGAGACTTGGATCTACTAAGTTACAACTTAGACCAGACGGAAGAAGATAATGGCTAAAATAACAATTACACGATTACCAAATGCAACAGAAGAATACAGTCCCAATCAGTTTGATCAAATGGTGCAGTTACTAGATCAAATAATTCTTTTACTTAACACAAACTACCAACAAGATTTAAAAGAAGAATCACAGTCGGAGGCTTTTTTCCTTGGCTAATGTATTCAAAAGCGCAATGGTGGATATCACCACAACAGATTTAACAACTATTATAACAGTTCCTACGGCTGATGCTGGTGCAACGCCACCTGTTCCGCCTACTACGGATGTAGTAAAATCTCTTTTAATTTGTAATGACTCTGGTTCAACAACTTTAGTTGATGTTGAAGTTGTCCGAGCTTCTGCAACTTTTGAAGTATTCAAAGCACAGAGTGTTGCTACAAACACAACAACAGAATTATTGACTCAACCTTTAGTTCTGCAAGAAAGTGATGTTCTTAAAGTTCAAGCCAATGCTGCCAATCAGGTGCACATTATAGCAAGTTTTATGGAGGTCACGAAAGGACAACTCTGATTAACTTACATTCTCTATTTATTACCCCCGTATTTTCACTACAATTAAAAGGCCACGAACATCTTATTGATAATATATATCAACTACGAGAAAAAGATGAGATGGGTATGCCTCGTTCAAACATAGGTGGTTGGCATAGTCACGATGAAATATATAGTATTAAAAAATTTAGACCTTTAGTTGGTGATATTCTTAAATATGCAAAAGACTGTTTTAATCACATGGATGTACAAGATAATTACAACCCTGAGATGACTGGTATGTGGGGTATGATAAATCCACCAGGATCACGAAACAATGTACATACACATCCATACAACTATTTATCTGGTGTATTTTATTTAAAAGCTCCTAAAAAGTGTGGAAATATTGTGTTTCTAGAGCCTAAACCACAGTCAGAGGTGCTATCACCCCCTAAAACAGATAAAGCCTCTATACACCTCGCTCACAGCGTACAATGGGAACCTATTGAAAATTCCTTGATTTTTTTTCCTTCATGGTTACAACATGAAGTACAAATAAATAGTTCTAATGATGATAGAGTTATTATTAGTTTTAACATAAATTGGAGAAAAGACGATGCCGATAGTTGAACCTGCTGAATTACTAGGACACATCACAACAGAAGATGGAAGAAAAATTCCTCATTATAAAGTAAAAACTGAAACAACGTTAACAAATGTGGACACAGGTGCTGAGTATGATACTGAAGCCGCAGCTCAAGCTGACATTGATGATCCAGGAACATCTACAACTGCTGAAAAAATTAGAAGAGACGTAAAAGTATTTGCCCCTTCTTTAGCTGATATGCTTGGAGTAACACCTGATTAAACTGTGACAGTCGGTGTAAATATATCACACGACGCTTCAATCTGTTTAAAAGAAAATAACAAAATTAATTATTTTGAAGAAAGTCGTTTTAATAAAAAGAAACAATGGTGTCCCTCTTCAAAGGATTTTGATTATTTATCATTAAACAAAATAAAAAACTTTGATGATATTTTTGTATTTGCTTGTTATGGTAGATTAGATAACGATCACGAAAAAGTAATAAAAAATATTTGTGATAAATACAAAATAAAAAACTTTTTGTTTAATTCATTAATGCATCACATATATCATGCATGTGCTGCTTTTTATACATCTTCATTTAATGAAGCTGTTTGTATTGTTATTGATGGTGGCGGAGCGTGTTTAACTGAAAAAAATACATTTAGAGAAGCTGATAGCATTTACTATATTAATAATTTACAGGTAATAGAAAAATATAAAAATTATAACAATTCAAGATTTGGTTCTTTTTATAAAGATTTAAATAGTAAAAAAAAATTAAGTGCGTTAATAAATATTTTAAAAGAAAGCTCACAGGAAAATAATATTCTTGATCATTTTTTTACAAAAAATAACTGTCTTTATAGAATGACAAACAATTATAATCCTGGTGATTTGTTTAATCATCTATGTGCCACAATAAACCTTACAACTTTTGATACTAATGAACCTGGAAAAGCTATGGGATTATCTTCCTATGGAAATAGTCATGGTATGAGAGATGAAGATCTTGCTAAACAAGTACAAGAAGCAACTGAAAAATATACTATAGAGTTAATTGAAAAAGCATTAACTTATACTAATACTAGAAATGTTATCTTATCAGGAGGTTATGCATTAAACTGTGTTAATAATTATAAATATACTCAGTATTTTAAAAACGTAAATTTTTTTGTTGATCCTTGTCCTCATGATGGTGGAACAGCTTTAGGAGCAGCCGTGTGGTATGATTATTACAGATAAAGAAACTGCTATTAATAAAATTTTAGATCAAGAAGTGGTTGCTATTTTTCAATATTCTTCAGAATATGGTCCGCGAGCCTTGGGCAATAGATCTTTATTGTTTGACCCCAGAAACAAAAATGGAAAAGATATTGTTAATAAAATAAAAAGACGTGAATGGTTTAGACCTTTTGCGGGAACTGTATTACTTGAACATGCAAAAGATTGGTTTGAGATGGGCACCATTAAGGAATCTCCTTACATGTCTTATGCAATACCTGTCAGAGAAGATAAGAAAAAAACCATACCGTGCATTACTCATGTAGATGACACATGTAGAATACAAACATTAACTAAAGAACAAAATAAAAACTATTATGAATTAATAGAACTATTTTATCAAAAAACAAATGTACCAATACTTTTTAATACTTCTTTTAATTTAGCAGGAGAGGCGCTAGTAGAGACAAAAGAAGATGCTTTAGATACAATGAAACGATCAGAAATTAATTATTTATATATGCCCTATGAGTAAAATATTTATACAAGAAAATTTTTTCCCTTTAAATATCTACAATGAAATAGTTCATCAAATGTTAAACGTTGAGTATTCACCACCTGACAGCAATAAAATACAAGAACATGAAGGCAGTTATTGGCACACTCACATTTTACCAAATCAATGTGATGTTCAAAAACAAATATCTTCTTTAATTTTTAAAAATTTTAATTTTAATGTTTTAAAATTTAAAGAATCTTCTTACACAATGGTTGGAGCAAGTGACAAGCCAAGACCTCACACAGACATGGAAGAAACGGTTACACATCAATGTTTAATTTACATGTATGGAGAAGAAACAGCAAACAACGGAACAGGATTTTATCATAAAAAACCACAAGGTGAATACGAGTTAAGTATTCACGTTGGTTTTAAATGTAATAGAGCAATATTTTTTACTTCTGATGTTTCTCACTCGCCTTTACAGTGGGCAGGAAACGGATCTTTTAGATATTCAATATGTAATTTTTTTACTTAGGCACTGCAAGCTTCACATTCCATATCAGAATCTAACCCTGTTACCATAACTGTTGCATCGGAGCTATGCGGCTTACCTTGAATTGTATGTATATGAGGACCTTTTTTGTGTTCCAATAATTCTTTTTGTAGTTTTTCGTTTTCTCTTTCCACTGCTAATAAGCGTTCGTGGTAACGACTCACCTTATCAGCAAGGGTAGCTATAGCCTTCAATACTTCTTGATTTTCCATAATATCTCCTTGATTTATAATTTTTGGGTGAGATCTAATTTAAACATGTGTACAG